AAGGATCATACATATTTATGGGTATGGTAAAATCAATTAAACGAGGAACAGGATGGTCACGAGTTGAAATTTTGGACAAAACTGGCAGTGTCGGTATATTTGACGATGAAAATACAACTATTGAGACGGGTCGTTCTTATCTTGTCTTGTGTAATGATAACAGGATTGTTTCTTTCATACCTTCAGACGAGATAAAAGAATCATCGCATGCTCTTGTAAAGTTCTTAAGTTACAAGCAGTTACCATACAAGGATGATGAAATGTTTGTAGTTTCTTTTAAGCCAAGAATTACAAAGACTGGAAAAAAGATGGCATCTCTTACACTTGCAGACACAAGCAGGGACTTACACTCTATCACAGTATTCCCTACATCATTTGCAAAAGCATATATGCATATTGAAGAAGGAAAGTCGTACAAGTTTAGTTTTGGCAAGACTAAAGACGGAACAGTAACATTGGAGGATGTACATGTCAGTTAGTATAGAAGAAGCATTAGCACAGTTAGACCCTAAGTTAAGAAAGAGATTGGGTAGTGGGGTAGGTGTCAACTATGAGTATCAACCTACTCCTAGTTTTGGCTTAAACCGTGCCCTAGGTGGAGGACTACCGTATGGCAGGCAAGTACTTATCTGGGGATCTAAGTCTTCTGCAAAGTCATCTATGTGCCTTCAGATGATTGCTTTGGCACAGGCCGAAGGCAAACTGTGTGCATGGATTGACTCAGAGATGTCATACTCAGAAGACTGGGCAAGAACTTTGGGGGTAGATCCAGAAAAATTAATCTACTCACAAGCAAGAACTATTAGCGACATGGTAGACGTAGGTGTTGGGTTAATGAACGCTGGCGTAGACCTAATTGTGGTAGACTCTATTACATCAATGCTTCCAGCAATCTATTTTGAAAAAGATACAGATGAAATGAAGGCATTAGAAAACACTAAACAGATTGGAGCCGAATCCCGTGACTTTAGTAACGCATGGAAAATGCTTAACTATGCAAACAATAAAGTTAAGCCAACTTTGCTTGTTCTTATTTCTCAGTCTCGTAACAATATCAATGCTATGTATACTAGCCAGCAGCCTTCTGGTGGTCAGGCTACTAAGTTTTATTCCTCATGTATTGTTAAACTCTTTTCTTCAGAGTCAGACAATCAAGCGATTAAGGGCAAGATCAAGGTAGGAGATAAATTAATTGAAGAAAAGATTGGTAGAACTATTAAGTGGGAACTACAGTTCTCCAAAACCTCTCCAGGGTTCCAGTCTGGTGAGTATGATTTTTACTTTAGAGGTGATGATATTGGTCTTGATACCATTGGTGATCTGGTTACTACCGCAGAACTAAATGGTATTGTAGAACGAACTGGTGCTTGGTATATACTTCCTGACGGCACAAAGGTGCAAGGCAAGGAAGCATTTGTTAATCGTGTAAGGGAGGATCTTGATTTGCAAGAATCAATCAAGGCCAAACTAAATGGCTAATTTTACTATATATCAAGGTCAATGGGTTTGCCACACATGCAAGGCTATAGTTCCAACACTAAGATGCTATGCAGATGAAAAAATGTTAAGTTGGATGTGCAAAGATAAGCACTTGACAAAAGTCTATTTAGGTAAAAGAAAGAAGAAGGATTTTGACGGAGAAGAGTGAGTCTAAAAGAATAGGTGCCAAGCAGCACAAGAACTCTGGGCGTAATACCCAAAAGGGAGATGCCTCTTGGAAAAACTTTGTCGTAGACTTTAAAGAAGTTGGAAAATCTTTTACATTGAATAAAGAGGTTTGGGCAAAGGCTACTACTGATGCCATGAAGAATGGCAAGGACCCAGCCATAGTAGTCGTAATAGGCGAGGGCAACTCTAAGGTCAGACTTGCTATAATTGAGATGAGTATTCTAGAAGACATGGTGGAGGAATAATGGAACAGCAGGGAACAACAATAGACATGGTCAATGGTCTTTCAGAGATCGCAGACTATATGCAAGACGAAGAACTTACGGTAGCACTAACAATGATTGCTAAACTAATTATAAAGCCAGACATCCCAATCAATGTTGCTCACGTAGAGATTGTAAGGCTTCAGGCAATTGCTGCAAAGATGGCTTTTAAGGCTACCTGGATGGCTAATGTTGACAAGTCGGATCGTGGAAAGAAGAACCTTTATTATACGGCAGCAGAGTCGCTTAATAATTTAGTGTCTGCACTCAAATATATTACACGCTAATCTGCTATACTTATACTAACTGAAATGAGAAACGATGACGAAGAATTTACTGCACACTGTAATGATAAAGCCAGAAGAAAAGCCGATTCACCGCATGGATATAGCGGGACTTGAGGCAAAGATTAAAGAAGGCTATACGATTACTCGTGTAGATAAGCACACAACAAAGAAGACTTTTGCACCATCAACCATTGCCTACGGACATGGAGAGTGTGCAAGATACTGGTACCTTGCTTTTGATGGGCAGATGTTCGAAGATAATGCAGATGCTTATAGCGCAGCCAATATGACTGCTGGCACTCTATCACATGCAAGAATTCAAAACGCAATGCTAAATGCTGGTATTGTTAAGGTTTTTCGTGATGAAAATAATGAAGCAACAACAGAGTTTAAGATTATAAATGAAGATCCTCCTATCTTTGGGTATGGGGATGTCATGTTTAATTGGCAAGGAGAAGAACTCATTGGTGAAATTAAAACAATGATGAACGAAGGGTTTGAATATAGAAAGGCATCTGGAAAGGCCAAGACTGGTCACTTGATGCAACTACTTATCTATATGAAAATCTTAAAGAAACCAACAGGTGTCATGATTTATGAAAATAAAAATAATCATGAACTTCTTTTGATACCTGTAGATGTAAACGATCATTACCGTCGGTGGGTAGACCAGGCATTTGATTGGATGAGACTAGTTCGAAAGACATGGGAAGACAGAACCCTGCCAAACAAAAACTATAGATCAAACTCCAAGATATGCAAGTCATGCCCAATTAAAAAAGCATGTGAGTCTGCAGGTCCAGGCGTGTTAAAAATAGCACCCTTGGAGATTCTCGGTGAACAATTGTAAATGCTGCGACAACAACTTTGAGCCAACAGTATCTTATCAAATATACTGTTCTCCAAACTGTAGAGACATCGCAACAAAAGAAAAGATTGCAGCAAGGTATCTTCAATCTAAAAGACAAAAAAGAAAAGGCAAGACAAGACTTTGCAAGTCCTGTTCAACACCACTTTCTATATACAATGATGATCCAGTTTGCTCATCTTGCAGCGTAAATCCTGATGCAGTCATTAAAGCAATAAAAGAAATAAAAGGAAAAATAAATGGTAAAAAATAAGTGGGGTCTAGAAGTAAAGCCAGATAAAATTTGTGCTATTGATGCCAGCACAAACAGCCTTGCCTTTGCATTATTTTCTGGCGATGATCTTGAGTCTGTAGGGAAAATATATTTTGAAGGAAATAATGTATACGAAAAGGTTATGGATGCTGGTAAAAAAGTAAAAGCATTCTTTGATATTTACGGTGGTTTTGAAGCAATTGTAATTGAGCATACTGTATTTATGAATAGCCCAAAGACTGCAGCAGATCTTGCTTTGGTTCAGGGAGCAATACTTGGATCAGCAGGACAGACTGGGACAAAAGTTATAGGAAAAGTTTCTCCTATTACTTGGCAAAATTTTATAGGTAATAAAAAAATATCTAAGGATGAACAGTTGTTTATTCGTTCACAAATACCTGGAAAGTCTGAGTCTTACTATAAAGCGCATGAGCGTATGCTTAGAAAAGAAAGAACTATAAAGTTTATTAATACAATTTATGATAGGACAATTACAGATAACGATGTCGCAGACGCTTGTGGTATCGGTCACTGGGCACTAAAGAATTGGGGAAAAGCAATTGGAGTTGACAACTAGTATCATGGCTGCTAAACTATATACAAGTGAAACCTTTATGCGTAAGAGGTACCTTATGGATAAAAAAACACCAGAAGAAATTGCAAAGGAATGTGGATGTTCATTAGAGACTATCTATGTTTATCTTGCTAAGTTTGGACTAAGGAAATCAAAACGATGAATAAATTTGAAAAAGCATTGATAGCACTTGCCGTTGCAGGTAGCGTTGGTTTTGCGTTTGCGTTTGCTGCGTTAAAAGGTATTCCAGAAACATTTGATTGGGAATCTGATGAAGAGGAATCTTATGAGTGATAATCTAAACATAACCGTTGACCAAGTAAATAATCCACTGCACTACACATCAGATCCATCTGGCATTGAGTGCATTGAGATAACTCGTCATCGTAATTTTAATATTGGTAATGCTTTCAAGTATCTTTGGAGAGCAGGACTTAAGGATGAAGCAAAGACCATACAAGATTTAGAGAAGGCAATTTTCTATATTAAAGATGAGATCAACAGGCTGGAAGGCAAGTATGTCAACTGAAGACGATCTAGTTAAGCATCTTGACCAAGTCAACTTGGTAGTGGAAGAATACCTAAAGGGTAATGATCCAACAGTAATCTCAAAACAACTTGCTATACCAAGACAAAGAGTAGTAACACTTATTAATGAGTGGAAGGTCATGGCCTCAGCCAACGACGCTATTCGTGCTCGTGCTAAAGAGGCACTGGCAGCAGCAGACACTCACTACAGCAAGTTGGTATCTCGCACATATGAAGTTATTGATGAGGCATCTATGACTAACAATCTCAGTGCAAAGACTGCAGCCATTAAACTTGTAATGGATATTGAGTCAAAGCGTATTGACATGCTTCAGAAGGCTGGATTGCTTGAGAACAAAGAACTTGCTGAAGAGATGATGGAAATTGAAAAGCGTCAAGAGATTCTTGTTCTTATTTTAAAAGATATTGCCTCAGAATATCCACAGGTTCGTGATGAGATTATGCGTAGGCTTTCTTCATTTGCAAAAGACAACGAGGTGATTACAGTTGTCCACGATGTTCAATGAGTTTCTTGAAGCACTTCAAGATGATCACTTTGAAGAAACTCCAGTAGATGCAAGAACTTTTGTTGAAGGTGAAGCATACCTTGGACAGCCACCCCTGTCTGATATTCAGTACGACATCGTAGAAGCCATGAGTCAGATCTATCGAAAAGAAGATCTTATAAATTTGCTGGGGGAAGAAAAAGGAACTCAGTACTACAACAAGTATACAAAAAATGAAATCATTCTTCAACTTGGCAAGGGATCTGGAAAAGACTTCACATCAACCGTAGCATGCTCATACATTGTATACAAACTTCTATGCCTTAAAGATCCAGCAAAGTATTTTGGTAAGCCCTCTGGAGATGCTATTGATTTGATTAACGTTGCTATTAACGCTCAACAAGCAAAGAATGTTTTCTTTAAAGGTTTTAAGTCAAAGATTGAAAGATCTCCATGGTTTGCAGGAAAGTATTATGCTAAGGCTGACTCTATCGAGTTTGATAAGGCAATCACTGTTTATTCTGGTCACTCAGAGCGTGAATCCCATGAGGGTTTGAACCTTCTTCTTGCAGTTCTTGATGAGATTTCTGGTTTTGCATCTGAGGTCGGAACAGGCAATGAACAAGGAAAGACTGCTGATAATATCTACAAGGCTTTCCGTGGATCAGTAGACTCTCGCTTCCCAGATCTTGGCAAGGTAGTTCTTTTATCATTCCCCCGTTATCCAGGTGACTTTATTTCAGAAAAGTATGATGATGTTGTTGCTGAGAAAGAAGTTGTAGAAAGAAGTCACAAGTTTACAATTAATCCACTACTACCAGAAGATAGTCCAGATAACAACTTTGAAATTTCGTGGGACGAAGATCAAATCATTTCATACAAATATCCAGGAGTATTCGCATTAAAGAGACCTACATGGGAAGTAAACCCTACACGCAAGATCGATGACTTTATGATTGCATTCATGACAGACCTTGGAGATGCTATGATGCGCTTTGCATGTGTACCAACCTTTGCTTCTGATGCATTCTTTAAGCAGGCAGACAAGGTAAGAGCCTGTATGACATTAAGAAACCCTGTAGATAACTTTAGAAGGTTTGACGATTCATTTAAACCAGATCCAACAAAAAAATATTATGTACACGCTGACCTTGCACAGAAGCACGATAAGTGTGCGGTAGCAATTGCACATGTAGAAAAATGGGTAAACATTCAAGTAATTAATAATTATGAACAGGTAGCCCCTATCGTAGTAGTAGATGCAGTAGCATGGTGGGAGCCAAAGGTTGAAGGCCCAGTTAATTTATCTGAAGTAAAACAGTGGATCCAAAACCTTAGAAGGCTTGGGTTTGATATTGGAATGGTTTCCTTTGACCGTTGGCAGTCATTTGATATTCAAAATGAGTTGAAGCAGGTTGGAATGAAGACTGATACTGTTTCTGTTGCCAAGAAGCACTACGAGGACATGGCTATGCTTGTATATGAGGAAAGACTTGCCATGCCTGCAATAGATTTATTGTTTGATGAACTAACACAGTTAAAGATTATGAAAAATGATAGAGTTGACCACCCACGCAAAAAGTCAAAGGACTTGGCTGATGCTGTGTGTGGAGCAATATTTGGGGCAATATCACATACCCCAAAAAATATAGACACTGAAGTAGAGGTTCATACTTTTAAGGATAGACCAAAAACTCCAGAAGAGCAATTTGACTTAGAAAGTCGAAATGTGATACAATATAAACCTAGCCAAATAGCAGATATCCAAGACTATTTGGATGGACTAAAAACACTATAACAGAAAAGGAATAAAATGAATTCATTTAAGAAAATCGCACTAGCCGTGGTTGCAGCCATGACTTTGGGCATGGTCGCAGTAGCACCTGCAAATGCTACAGTAATGACAGTCGCAGTAACACTAGACTCAGTAGCAAACACTACTAACGGTGTAATCGCAACACCTGCTACATTACCAGTCCCAGCAGATAACACAATCGATGCAGCAGATGCATTGCGTTTTGTAGCAACAGTAGCAGCAGGAACATCAGTTACTGCATCAGCAACTAACGCAACAATCGTATCAGCACTACACACATCAGCAGCACCAGTCGGAGCATCGTCAGGATCATCATCTTTGACAATTGCAACAGGTACTGGAACAACTGCAACATTTTTTGTCTACACAAAGACAACAGCAATTGGTACAGTTGTAATCAACAACGGTGGAACAACTCTTACATACTATGTACAGGGTACTGCTGGAAAGATTAACAACCTAACAGTTTCAGCACCTACAACAGGCGCAGCAGGAACTAAGCAAGAGATTACAGTAACTGCTACAGATACATTTGGTAACAAGGTATCTGGTAAGTCAATTACAGCAACCGTATTTGCTTCAACAGCAGTTATGGACACAGCAACAGTAACAACTGGTGCTACACTTTCAGATTTTGGAGTTGCAAAGTTTAGTGCAACACTCCCAGCAACTGGAACTCGTTCACTTATTACATTTGCTCCAACAACTGCTTCAGATGCAACAACTGCAGATGTAATTGGTCTACCTGCTCGTGCACTTGCACCTTTTGCAGAGATCGCAGTTCGTGATCTAGTATCAGAACTTTCTGCTGAAAGAGCAGCACTTGCTTCTGAAAGAGCAGCACACGCTTCAACAAAGGCTCAACTAGAGGCAGAGATTAAGGCAAAGTCTGCACTTGCAGAAAGCCTAGCAAAGGCCAATGCTGACCTAGTAAAGGCAACAGCAGAAGCAACTGATGCAAAGAAGGCAGAAGCAAGCGCTCTAAAGGCACTTGCAGATGCAGGCGTTGCTGCAGATAAGATTATTGCACAGTTCAAGTTGGACTTGGAAGCAGCGAATGCTTCACTTGCAACACTTACTGCAGAACTTGCAGAACTAAAGGCTACACATGCCAAGGCACTTGCTGATCTAAAGGCTACATCAGATAAGGCACTTGCAGATGCAAAGGCTGCTTCAGATAAGGCAGTTGCAGATGCTGTAGCAGCAGAGAAGGTAGCGGGTGCAAAGTCACTTGCAGATGCAAAGACTGCATCAGATGCTGCTCTTCTTGCTAAGGATGCACAGATTGCTAAGTTGACAGCAGATAACGCTGCTGCACTTAAGTCTGTAAAGACTGCATTCAACAAGTTGGCTCTTCAATGGAACAAGAAGAATCCAAAGGCAAAGGTTGCTTTGCTAAAGTAATTCGTCCAACATTAAAGGGGTTACCAATTACGGTAGCCCCTTTTTTGTGCAATAAAATGGTATAATCATCCTATCAGACATGTCGTCTGCAAGGGGGAAAGGTAATTAAACGACTACTAAGAATAGTAACGGCCACAGTCTTAGCCTTTGGCTGGCTACTTATAGCCCCCCAGGAAGCCCACTCTGATGATCCACTCACAGTAGCAGCCCAAGAAATACAGGAACTTAACGATAGCGTAGATGACCTTGGCTATCAGGATAACTTTATAGATCTTATAGAGATAGCAGAAAATAAGTTTGCCTCAGCCACAAATGCGAAGGAACTTAAAGATGATGCCTATGATGCCCACGAAGATGCAGTAGAAGCAGAAGCCACAGCCTTAGAATCAAAGAACCTTGCTCAGTCAAATGTGGATGGGCAGACAGCCACAGTAGCCTTAGCCCTTGAACATAAAGACAATGCTCTTGAAGAAAGAAACGATGCACAGGATGCTCTCAGCATAGCCAATATTAATGTTCAAACTACTCAATCAAGTATGCAGAGTGCTGGAGGAACAGGTTTGGCATACACTGTTTATACTCTTGTTAGACAGGGTAATGTTGCTACCCCAGGATCTGTTCTTTGTTCTGGTACTTGGAACTCAAGCCACATGCAACTACCAGTTTGTGGTAACAGATACGAAAACTTTATAGTTAAATTTACTGGTCAAATAACAGTACCGTCCTGGTTCACATCAACATATTTTGCAGGATATACAGATGATGGATTTAGAATGTATGTAGACGGAAATCTTGCAATAGATCAATGGATAGAGCAAGGAACTACTTGGAGCGATTATTCACCAGTATATGATGTTAGCGAAGATAAAACATTGAGTGTAGAGATTTGGTGGTATAACGGTGGAGGACCAGGATCTTATCATCTTGGATGGGCAATTCCTGGAGGATGGACTGGAGCAGGCTGCGACTATGCTGGAGATCCAAGAGTGTGGGGACAAAACTTTAGTTGTAATCTTAATACATTTTCCTCTGGATCAGGACCAACCCAAGCACAGACAGATGCTTACAATGATGCTGTTGCAGCAAAGGATATAGCACAAACAAACTATAACAATAAGTTGGCAGTATACAATGACAAACTAAGCGTATACAACTCTGAGAATGCAACACTGTCATCAATGAATCAGGTTTTGCAAACTAAGACACAGGAACATCTTGATGCCGTTGCAGATACAGAAGATGCTTTAGAGTTAAAGAATAGCAAAATAGAAATATACAATCAGTCAATAATTGATTTAAATAATGCTATTGATGACGCATGGCGTTACTATGATGAGCAACTACAAAGAGAAATTCAGTCTGCCATTGCTCAAGCAGCAGCCAACGCTGCAGCCAATCAGCCTACTCCAGAACCAACTCCAGAAACAAGCCCTGAACCAAGTCCTAAGCCTACAGAAGAACCTACAGAAGAACCTACAGAAGAACCTACAGAGGAACCAAGCCCTGAACCAACAGAAGAGCCAACTCCAACTCCAACTCCAAAGCCTACAGAGGAAACAAAGCCTACTCCTACGCCAAAGCCATCCCCAAAGCCTACAGAGGAACCTACGGAGGAGCCTACAGAGGAGCCAACTCCTGAACCTACAATAGAACCTACACCAGATCCAGAACCAACTACAGAACCAACTACAGAGCCTACTGAGGAACCCACAGAAGAGCCTACTCCTGAACCTTCACCAGAACCAGGACCAGATCCTGAGCCTGAAGAAAACCCATGGACTGAGCCAGATGTAGAAGTTAAAGATGAGGTTTTAGCAGAACTTATTCCTGAAAAGGGTACAGGAACAGCAGAAGATTTATCTGGAGTTATTGCTAACCTTACAAGCAAGGATAATAAGTTAGTTACACTTTCTGCTGAACAAGTCACAGCAGTAAGTCAAACCCTTAAAGCATTGACGCAAGAAGCAAAAGTAGAAGTTGCAGAAGACCTTGGTATTAAGCCGTCAGAAGTTGCAGAGATTGCTGAGCAGATGAAGTCTAACCCAGCACTTGCTGAAGCATTTGTTGAGTTTACTGACAGAGCAGAATCAGCAGGGGATACACCAATGCCATTTACATTAGCAGATGCAGTAACAGAGGTACAAACAGAGGCATTCTTAGCAGACCCACTTGGAGCAGTCTTTGCAGTGGACCCAGTAGAACTACTATCTAATTTCTCTGAGTTAGGTAGCGACATGACAGATGATCAGAGAGAAAAAGCGCAAGAAGTAATTGTCCCAGTGATCATCGTATCACAAATTGCAGGGGCAATGATAAGGAGGAACAAATGAAAATAATCAATAAGGCCATAAACCTGGTAGGCAAAATGCTAAAGGGATTAATGAAATGGTTTAAAGATGCAGGAATGGAATTAATTGCACAGGCATTTACCCTCCTTGGCTTCTTTATTGCATGGCTAACTTTGACGGGATCAGCAAGAGACATTGTTGGTATTGCAGTACTTGCAACCACAGTAATCTGGCTTATCACAATCCCGCTAAGAAAGGAGGACTAAACATGGCAACTAAAAAGGTAGTAGAGCCTCCTAAGAAGGAGCACCCACAAAAGGCAATCACTAATATTTTAATGAGAATCCTAGCAGTCTTTGCAGCATCTGGTCTGTCAGTACTTGGTGCTGGGGCAGTGGTTGGAATTGACACAATGCAGGCAGTATTCTTAGCAGGACTATTAGGCGTAGCAACAGTCATTGAAAGACTGGCAAGGGCTTTTTTGGACGATGGAAAACTCACATTGGCAGAGATCAATGATGCGTTTAAGACGGTAGACAAAA